AGGAATCCCCCGTGCGATGTGCTGACATATTAGTTATACTTTTTCGCCCCCCTCCCTAAAATTATTTTTTGTATCGATATAATCATTAGTGATAGCTTTTAATTCATCTTGTAAGTCTGCTAATTGTTTCTTGAGTAGTAACTCATTAAGCTCTACTCCTTGCAGTCCTTGTTGCATTGTCTTAATTAATGATTGTTGCATCTTAATTAGTTGCTCTTGCTTGTCTATTATTGTCTTAGCCTCGTCAAATAAGTCTAGTAGTTCGCTTGTCATTGTTCTCTATTGTTTAGTTTATCTAATTCAAAGTTTAGATGGTTTATAGCCTTTTGTATGTCGTTATATGGACTATCGTGTTTGAAACTACTTCTTAGCAAGTAAGTGACTGCCGTTGCGATATTGTAAGATAAATCCCAATCTTCACACACTTTACGAGCTTCGTAGCCATAAGTGCTACCGACATAATAGTTTGGTATTGGATTGCTTTTTAAGTCCTCTATAACTTCTTTAGCTTCTTGTCTATTCCTTGTGTAGTCGTAGTAGTATTTACTCTTTGCCATTTCTTTTACGTTTTGCTTTTGCCCACGCTGTCTTTTGATTGTGATGTGGTAGGCATAAAGTCATTAGATTATCTTGGTTTAGTCTATCTCCACCATCTATAATCTCTACAATGTGGTCAATGATAATTCTATCTTTATAATTTACTTTGCCTTCCTCAGTACACCATCTACAATGTGGCTCTCGTTCTAAGTGCCACTTTCTAAGTTTTCTCCAAGCTCTACTATTATAAAAGTCATAGTTCTCGCTTTTATGCTTTTCAGTAAAGCCAGTGGTCTTTTTACTACTTGCTATCCATTTCTTTTTCTTTCCCTTTGGTAGATTAGGCATTAATTTAAAAATTCTAAATCGTTGTCATCGTATTCTGGTAGCTTATACTCTAAACTTATTATTGGAGGAATGCCATTGTTATTTATCCATTCCTCTAAGCTATCAATCAAAGTATCAATGGCTCGGTCTTTAGCCTCGTCTAGTAATTCTGTGTCACCAACTTTTAATTCAATGCTGACACTTGCTATTATCTTCATTTCTTTTATTCTCTTCTGCTATAAAGCCAACTATAAAATAGTGTAAAAATATCACTAAAAAAATTGGCAAACAACTCAATAATATTATCAAAGCTATCAGCGTTCTAAATATACTTTTTAAAATCCTCAACATCTATATAAGTTTTAGTAAAGTATCTATTTGCATTATCTTCCATTTTTTTTTCTTCTACTCTGTAATCTTCTCTATATCCAAACATTAATTGAAATCCAATGTCTGATGATATCTTTTTTGGTAATACTAACTCTAGTCCGTTCTTCGTTCTTTTATAAATCTCTTGGTGTCTGGTTGCCCTATTAGACTTCAAGAGTTGATTTATATTTATTTATTATCCTTTCCATCTGAGATTCGTAAAACACAGGGAAGTCAGTATAGCCTCTAGGTTGTCCTTCTTGTTCCCATACTCTATACAATACTGCTCTTAATCTTTGTGATGCAGTCTTTGTCTTACCTACCTCAAAATCTGTTGTAAACTTCTCTACTTCCTCTTGCTCTGCTTTGCTTATGTCATCAGAGCTTATCAAAACCATTCCAGGAGACTTGCGTAAGCTAAACACTCTCATCATTGTTTCCTCTGGCAGCTCTTGAGTATGTATGTTAATGCTAAGAGTTCCGTCTGCTAGAGTGCTTACCTTGTTCACTCCTCCTTCGAATATTACTGTTTTCTTCATCTTTGTAAATATATAAAATAGATTCAATTATCCAATCTTTAGAGTTCAAAGTTTTAAACAACCGATTTTTAATCCAGCTCTCTAATTTTTTGTTTATACCTTTCGATTGCCTCTTCATAATCTACTCTGTTTAGTTTTACTATTGTCTTTGCTCTGTGTTCTAACTCCTCAGCAGTACCTTTTCCAAATGTTTCATCTAAATACATTCCAAACTTATATTGCTCTCCTTGTCTATACATATTACACTTAACACATTGTACTTGTACGTTTACCTCATCCCAACGAGTTGAGTGGTGGCTTCTACTTTGAAAGTGTCCAGCTTGTTGCTCTTTCCAATGTTTTTTAACTCCACAAGTAAAACAAGTGATAAAACCTAAGTGGTCAGCATTTCTTCTTCTTATATACTCGCTAAATATTTTATCTAGCTTTTTTTTGAGTTTACTTATTGTGGTTGGCATTGCCTATCTTTTTTATCTCTCTTCTATCTATTGTCTTGCTAAATGACTCAACACGCTTTTTATAGAGTTCGTAATGGTCAATTTGATTAGTCTGTCTTTTTAATGCTTTAGACATCTTGTAACTTCTTAGAGCCTCGTTCCACATTGGCACGTTTACAAAATGTGGTCCATCGTTCTCTCTTATGTGTTTATTCAAGGCAAATCTAACCTCCTCTAGTTCCATTGAGCCGTAGTTGGTAGCTAAGTCATTACAGAATAGATTAGTCATCTGCACTATTATCTCAGCTTCTGGAGATTGTCCTAACTGAACATAAAGCGTTGATATTACGTCATAACATTGTCTTTTTAGTTCTTTAATGTCGTGTGCATATAAATGCCACACTTGCTTACTTTTGTTTTTCATCTTTAGTTTGTTGTATGTGTTTCCATCCAGTTATTAGATAATGAGCATCCCAAGTTATTCTGTTTCTATATTTATTGTCTGTTTTGTAAAGTTTAAACATATTTTTAACAGTTACATCTTTACGTTCTTTAATATCTAGGTAATCAGTCATTATATTCTTTGTTTATCATTTTAAGTCCTTTGTGATAGTTGCTTAGTATCTTTTGGACTTTGGTTTGTTTTTCTGTTTTAAGCTCAAATAATCCCTTCCAACCATTTTCAATAGATTGCTGGATAATTTGCGCCTGGTTTTCTTTGTTGTTGTTGGAGATTCTTAATAGCTTAGAAATAGCTGCTGCTTCGCCTAGTGGTTTGTAAGAAGTTCTGAATTGCTCTTTTCTAAAGTCTTTCCATAAATTCCAAGCATCTAAATTTAATTCAAAAGGATAATCCCTTTCTTTTTTAGTATTATTAGTATTTAGTTTAATATTAGTATTTAGTAGTGGTTGATTTTCTAAATCTAGAATTTCTACATCTTGATTTTCTATTTCTTGAAAATCGGTATGTGGTTTTTCATAGACTATATAATCCCAGCTTACTATCTTTCCTTTATCTCTAATTTGCTCTCTTTTCATATATCCATTAGATGTCAGCTCTTTAAAAGCAGAATAGATAGAGGACTTGCCATCTGTACTCCATTTTTCGACCTCCTCAACGTATAACTTCCAGTCGTTAGGCAAAGCCAAGAGGTGACAGAGCAACCCCTTAGCTTTTAACGATAAGTTCTTATTAAAGATAAACTCATTATTGATTGTGGTAAAGTTCTTAGACTTCTCTACTCTAATTCTTTTCATTAAAATAATGTTAAATTTGATTTTTTCTCATTATCTACATCTCTATGATTTTTAGCATTTAATTTAAAATAGCTTTCTTTTAATTCAATTGATATACTTTTTCTGTTCATTGTTATAGCTTGAAATCCCTCAGAACCAATACCACCAAAAGGAGAAAAAACAACTTCATTTTCATTTGAATATAAATGTATAATTCTTTCAATTGTATCTAATTGTAATGGACATATATGCTTTTCATCATTACCATCTCTACCACTTCTGTATTGTAAAGTTCTACTATAATCAACATCATACCATACTGGTGAAGCATACTTTTGCCATAAATCAACTGGCAAATAATTAGGTAAACTTTCTGATTCATCTTGATGTTGTATTGGTATTAAATTATCTCCTTCATTTCTAAAAAATAATACATAATCTGGTATTCCAACTCTTGACATAACACTATCTTTTTTTATTGTTTTATGTAATAGTCCTAATGCTTTAGTCCTTTGCATTTCAGTAACTGGATTTTTCCATATAGTAGTTTTAGCGTGATATATAAAACCTTCATTGGTAAACCAGTCAATTAACATTCCAGAGAAATCTCTTAAACCAATATATCCTTCTTTACCTTTTTGAATAGGTAAATCCATACAATGTATAGCGCATATTCTGCCAGGCTTCAAAACTCTTTTAATTTGTGGAATTAAATATTTAAAATGATTTTCAAATTCTTTGTAATTCTTTACATTTCCCATATCTTCTGGTTTATCAGAATAAACATATAATTCAGCAAATGGAGGACTAAAAACTACTAAATCAACTAAATTAGTATTTATTTTCTTTGATTCCTCTACACAATCTCCATTAAATAAATGGTAATTGTTAGTTTTAATTTCTTTGTTATTAATAATAATGTTTGTTTTGTTTAGTTTATAATTAGTTTTACTGCTATAATTACTCATTTCTTTAATCATTGTTTTATGTTTGTTTTCTTTTTCTAGTATGGTTTTTCTAACATTTACTTGACTTTCTGGTACTAGTAAATGTACTTTAACTTTATTTTTTTGTCCAAATCTATAACATCTTCTAACTGCTTGATAGAATGCTTCAAATTTGAAATCATAAGAAGTAAAAATCATATTAGAACAATTCTGATAATTCATTCCAAAAGAAGCTATACTTGTTTTTGTTATCAATGATTTAAATTCTTTATTGGCAAAACCATTTAAATATTTAGCTTTATATTCTGGTTTATCACTACCTTGAACATTTATACTATCATTGATAACTTTATTAAGTTGATTTGCTTCATCATTTTTTAAGGTCCATATTATCCATTGTTCATTAGAATTATTTACCAGCTCGATAGTTTTATCAATTCTTTTATTTAAAGACCTTTTTAAATCTTTATGTAAATCAGTAGCAGAAACTGCAACATCACCAAATAAAGTATTAGTATTATTTTCTACTGCAATAATATGCTCTATATATTCTATGTCTGGCAAATTATATACATCTCCTTTGAATCCTAAAGACTTTGGATTGTCTAAAGATATAGACCAAGTACATACAAAGTTCCAGAAATCATCTTGAGCGTGTTTCCTTAATCTCCATTTTGAAGTTTCTCCTCCATCGTGAACAAAGAACATAGCTAACATTTCTAAATAACTCATAGAGCCTAAAAATTCAGAATGTTGCCCAAGTTCCATATGGTCATTTGGAGAAGGTGTAGCAGTACAACATAACTTATATGGAGTATTTATAAAGCTATCTATAATTAATCTGCTCAATTTGCCATCTCTACCTTTTAAAATAGATGATTCATCTAATACTATACCAGCATAAATTGATATATCAATGTTTTTTAATTGTTCAAAATTGTATATATCAAAACTATTAATATTAATATTAAACTTTAAAGCTTCATTTTTTGTTTGATTTACAACAGCTAAAGGAGCTAATATTAAAACTTTTTTATTTGTTTTTTTAAATATACATTCTGCCCAGCTTAATTGCATTAATGTTTTTCCTAAGCCACAGTCTGCAAATATTGCAAATCTACCTTTCTCTAAAGCTATTTTTAATATATGCTTTTGAAAGTCAAATAAATTTATATTTAAATCTTTATCTTCAACTTTAAATCCACTAGATATAAAATTTTTTTCTTTTGTTTTTAAAAATTCTTTATACTGCATCTCTTAAAGTGTATTTAGATATATTAGTTTCTCTTCCTAGTCTTGTCTTTACTTTTATTCTTTCATCTGGTATTATATAACCTTCATTTCTAAGAGAATAAATATGATGAGATAATCTAGTTATACCATATTCCATTATAGCATCCCAGCTTGTAATTGAATTATGACTTTTAAGATGGTTTAATACTTGTTGTTTCTGTGTTAGTTTGGTTTTCATCTTTGTTGTAAAATTTAGTTAATTTTTCTTTTAGTTCTAGTTGTGATTCTTTATTAGCTTGTAGTCTTTGTACGAGTTCCATTAACTCCTCTATTTCTACTAGATTTAAGTCGCTTTTCACCATCTGCAATATAGTATTATATTTTTTAAAGTAATAAGTATCTGTATCCACTAATTGCATATTTAGCTTGTAGTGGTGTATTACAGTAGCGTGATTTACTTTAAAATACTTTGCTATATGTAAATAAGGCATTCTAAGAACATCTCTAGCTATGGCGTATGTCATACGCTTTATGTCTACAATATGTCGTTCTCTTGACCTACTTTTAAAGTCTTTAGTGGATATGTTACCAATGTAACAAGCTGTTTCTACTATTCTATCTAATTTATTCATTTACTTTTGTTTTTAAATACCATTCTTGAAGCTCTTGACATTGCTCTTGTCTTATTATTGTTTCTGAGATAAACTTATCTCCTACATTTATATACCAGTCTGCTAGTCTTAACTCAAAGTGGTCATCGTGTTCTATTAGCTCTGTTGCTTTCTTGTTTAAGTGAATCCAACCCTTGCCACGTCTTAGTTTAAAGCAGTAGCTAGTGTCGTAGTCATATACTTCGTCTCTCGATTGTTTACTAAAAAGGTAAGTCTGTGCCATTACTATCATTTTTTGGTTTAACATCATTTAAAACGTATTCTTTGAATGCGTCAGCTATTTCTATTATCTTAGGTATC